ATTACAATTTATCTCAAAGCAAATGGAACCTTAATTATGAAAGAATTTAGTGACAAAAACTTACTTCAAAAACCAATGATTGATGATACATTATTTAAAAATGGCATTTCATCATACGAAACTGGATTGTCTAGAGATGAAAGATTTATTATTAATAAAATACATTCAGATATAATCCAAAAAAGTGATTTAAATAAACATGTCTGAAAAACAAGAATTACTAAAAGTAGCCAAAAGAGAGAAAACATTCTCCACTCTCGCCAAGACAGAAGCTAAAGGTGCTGCTAAACGTGCTTTAAATGAGCATGGTGCTAATAAAAAAGATAGCCAATGGGAAGCCAAGCAAGATACTTTATGGGCTAACAAAAGAGCTAAGCTTGCAGCAACAGCTAAAAAGAAAGCTTCATCAAAATAATGTATCAACATAAATCAAAGCATATCCATTATCGAAGAATTGTTGACCAAAAAAGACAATGGGTGGATGCTGAAACTATAAAGCCTGAAGCTTTCGTACTCAATCACCTATTGCTCGATAACAACAAAATTATACGTGGTTGGTGGTCAGGGCAAGCTTGGGATGGCATAAAGTATAGCGATAAGCATAAAGTTCTTAAATGGAAGAAATGTAGCGAATAAATGGCACAAGAAAAAATACAAGTTTTGTGTAATAGATGTAATGCTAGAAGATTTATTGTAATAAAGCCTCCAAAAGAACTTTCACCATCTAATCTTTATTATGCTTGTACAGATTGCTTAAGAAAACATAACAGAGAAAATTATAAATCTATAAATATAGAGATTAAATAATGGTACATCCTGGTGGAGCGCCTAGAACTGTTTCTTTATCTCCGAATGATATGATTGCATTAGGTGAAGAAATGGTTAAATGGGTGAAAGAACATCCTGATATGCTTCACCTTTCTCAATGGTATACAATAGAAAAAATGTATATTTATAAAGAATGGAAAACTTTTATTCAACGTCCAGAGTTTATTCCCTATTATGAGCAAGCCTTAAAGCTTATAGGACTTAAGTATCTTGATAAGAATTCTAATGTACGTGATGGCATTAGCCAAAGATGGCAAAGATCATATTTCCAAGATCTAACAGAAAGAGAAGATAAAGAAGCTAACGAAGACACAGATCGTAAGAAATCCATAGAATTAACTAAACCACCGATAACTAATGTAATTGTGAGAGCAGATGGCCTTGGAAGTGGAATTAGCGTTTCAGCCCCGACCTTACCAATTACCGATAATCAAAGCTCTCAATAGCGGTATCAAACGTGCTGTCTTTGTTGCTCATCGTAGAGCTGGTAAAGACATTCTAGCTTTCAACTGGGCTATATTCCAACTCCTTCTCAATCCAGGATGGACAGCATTCCATATTCTCCCTACTTACAATCAAGCTAAGAAAGTTATTTGGGATGCCAACACCAATGAATCAAAACGCCTTCTAGATTATATACCTCCTGAAGTTATAGAGTCCAAGAACGGCCAAGAAATGAAAATAAGATTTACTAATGGCTCTCTTTATCAACTTATTGGTTCTGATAATATTGATAGTCTTGTTGGCACAAATCCCAAGATCATCATCTTTTCAGAATACGCCATACAATCTCCTGTTGCTTGGGAGTATCTCAGTCCTATCCTGGATGTTAATAAAGGGTATGCTTTATTTATTAGTACTCCTAGAGGCAAAAACCATTTTTACGATTTAGTGAACATGGCTCGTAACAATCCTAAATGGTATTGTGAGATTCTTTCTATAAAAGATACTAATGTCTTAACTGAAGATGATATAAATAACTTAAGGGCTGAAGGTAAATCCGAAGAACTCATTCAACAAGAGTATTATTGCAGCTTTAACCGTGGTGTCGAAGGCTCTTATTATGGAAAACTCATTGAAAAAGCACGAAATGATAGAAGAATTTGTAATGTCCCATATGAAACACGATCCCCTGTACATACAGCATGGGATATTGGATATGGAGATAGTACGTCAATTACTTTTTGGCAAGAAATTGGCGGAGAAATTAGAATCATTGACTTCTATGAAAACAACGGAGAAGGAATAGCTCATTATGCTAAGGTCATACAATCTAAGCCCTATACATACGGCACTCATTATATGCCTCATGATGCAGGAAGTGGATCCATCCAAACTGGCCGTACGTTACAAGATGTTGCATACGAACAAGGTCTTAAAACAACAGTATTGGAAAGAGAAACAGATATATCAATTGGTATTGAAGCTACACGATCACTTCTCAGTATTGCAATTATTGATGAAACAAAATGCTCACATCTCCTTAAATGCTTAGAGAATTATCACAAGAAATTTAATGAGAAAACAAATTCATATGGCGAGCAACCTGTACATGACTGGACTTCCCATGCAGCAGATTCTGTACGTTACATGGCTAATGCTAGAATCCAATTTGGTAGAGGTCTAGGCTCCATGAATAAAGAAAAGCTAGATCAGCTTAAGAATCAAACTGGCTTTGGTGTTAAATCAATTCCATCTCGTCAAATTATGTTGAATAATCCTTTTGTTGGTAGATAATATATAATAATATATAAAAGAGATTTTACTAAAGGCATGCTATGACAAGCGGAATGTTAGAACGCACTCAAATTGTTCAGAATGTGTATTCCAAAAACTACCAAGATGGTAAACCTAACATAGTTGCCGAAGCAGATGCACGTTATCAACAAAATCTATCAGCATGGCAGCTATTCTTTTGGGAGCAGCTTATAGATCGCAAGGTCTATCTTGGAGACCAACGGTTTCTTAATCTCTATTCAGGTCTTAATTATGAACATCAGAAGTATATCTTCAATGTCTCGATGCCTGTTGTTAACATGGTATGCGGTCGTCAAAGACAGCATCGCAAAGCTACTCAAATTCTTCCTGTCCATGGTAGTTCTACTCAAACAGCTTCTCAAGCTACCAAAGTCCTTCAAGGAGCTTATTCTAATGATGATACCTATAATACCGTTAGCAATTGCTTTAAAGAAGCTGCGGGCATTACAGGATTAAGCCTGATGCATTCTTGGATTGACTATCGTCGTGATCCAATATGCGGTGATCTTAAAACAGAATGCTTCTCAGCTGATATGGTGATGATGGATGCTTTCTGGCGTGAGATGGACTTATCAGATTGTCAATTCATTCGAACACGTAAATATCTCCACAAAGAACAAGTTAAGCAGATGCTTCCAGGCAGGGAGAAAGATATTGATTTACTTAACGACCAAGCCTATTTCGATACTAAATTTACCTTTATGCCTCAGCAATACAACATCAGACGTAAAGGTTTCTTAGCTTATGATGAGTATTGGTACCTTACAGAGCGTATGGCTATTTTCATCGTAGATCCTGAAACTTACGAAAGCACAGAGGTGGAGTTTGATAAAGAAGAAATGGCAGCTCTTAAAGCTAAATTTCCTCATATTGTTGTTGTTAAGGAAAAAGTTCCTACAGTGCATCTTGCGATCATTGTTAACAATATTTGCTTTTATGATGGCCCCAATCCATTGGGTATCGATTTTTATCCTTTCACTCCTTTCGTTGGTTATCACGATCTTGCAAATAATAACTATAGCTATAGATATCAAGGTATTATCAGGAACATCCGTGATCCGCAGTATCTTTACAATTACCGTAAACAGCTCGAAATGGATTTATTGGCCGCTCAATTTTCTGGCGTCGATGTCGAAGAAGATGCTCTTATTGATGATGCAGACGCGTTTAAAGTCGGCCCAGGAAAAGTACGTTTCTTTAAGAAAGGACGTCTCCAATCTTTAAATGATAAGCCTGGGGCTAATATAAATCCTTCAAACTTCCAAGTAACGCAATTTTTAAAAGAGGATATACAGTCAAATGCCGGAGTCACACCCGAATTACTCGGCCAGGCGGAAGATTCAGATGTTGGTATTACCGAACAACTTAGGCAAGGTGCTGCTCTTACTACATTACAAGAGCTCTTCGACAACTTGGATCTTTCCCAGAGAAACGCGGGTAGACTACATTGGGCGATGATACAAAAGAATTATACTCTCGGCAAAATCAAACGAATGATAGAAGAAGAACCTTCTAATGAATTCCGTGATAAGTCATTCCAAAAGTACGATGCTGTTGTTGCTAATGCTCCTCTTACCGATACAACAAAGCAGCTAGCTTTCCGTCAAAAATACTTCCTATGGAAAGATGGCTTTCCTATTCCACCAGAAGAGCTGCTTAAAGACCTTGATATCCAAGATAAAGACAAGCTTATGGAATCTATTCAAAAGCAACAACAAGGACAGCAACAACAACAAGAGCAAATGGCTAAGCTTCAAATGGAGAATCAACAGATTATCAATGAATCCCTTCAATCTAAAGCTATGTCTGATAGAGCGTTAGCAGAAGAGCGCACACAGAAGGGTCATCTAGAACAATTCCAGATAGCGACAGCACATAACAAGTCTCAACATGAAAAGGCCTCAGCAACATTAGATATGGTAAAGGCAGCTAAGGAAGTGGAATCGATGCATGTTGAAGATTTTGTTAAAGTATTTAACTTGATAGAAAATATTCAAAAAAGACAAGATGATAATTTAATCCAACAACAAGGAAAGTCCAATGGGCCATAGTCATAAAAACACCTCAAGCGGTGGTAACGATGGAAGCGGCGATAAAGGCGCTCATTATTCAAAGATTAAAGAAAACGTAGATCCTAAGCCACCAGCAGGTGCTTCAAATAGCTATGAAAAGATCAGAGAGAAAATAGACCGCTCTGATGACAGATCATTAGCTAATAAGCACTATACTCGTGAAAAGATGGCGAATAAATAACATTTTCGAAGGCAAGGCTTAGCCCGTGTAATACGTGATACAACTCACATGCCTTCATCTTACAAGGATAAATTATGTCTAGAATTAGAATATTACCTGACAACCCAGATCCAGCAGTACCTAAGCATGTGCCTAAAGCTGCGGAAATGAATAAAGTTGTACCTAGATTTCAGGCTCCAGGCGGTAAACCTGGATTACCTTTAGAGAAATCTTTTAATAGACAGGGCGGAAAGAGATGAAAGAACATCATTCAAAATCACATGGTGAATATGATTTGAAAGAGATGATGATAAAACATCCTAAGAAAAAGAAGACTGCTCATCAAAAACATTCTAAATTTGATCTAGCTAAAGCAGCTCAACATATGCATAAACATAAAGATGGCTGATGTATGACAATGATCCCTCCTAAGATCAAGAAGCTCCCCAATCTTCGTAAAGCTCAATCAGGCTATGTAACCAAGCCATCACAAGGATCAACACATTCTAATCGTGCTTTGATCAATAGTTCTAAGATGGTGCGTTAATTCATGGTGAAAAATTCAGATAAGACTTACGGCGCATTAATGCTTGAAGCTAGAGCAAAGAATGATTGCCAAGAGGTGGGTGAAACATCAGAAGCCATAATGACACGCTTCAAAGACATCATTGAAGATGCCGTACAGAAGAATCATGAGAAAGGTGTCACAGGTAAGTACTATATCCATATATGGATACAAAAAGAACCTTATGCACAGAATGCATTACACATATATCCTCAATGCCGACGAACCAGACCATCACCCTATCAAGGTAATGATCATTATCTATGGTCTGTAAATGATGGCGGTAAGGTTACTTTCGAATGGTGTATTCCAAAGCAAGAAATAGTTAATCATATTCTAGCCCATCCAAATGAATTCGATGTAAATTATGTAAGAATGCTTAGGAAATATACTAAAGATACTTTAGAAACTGCTAGTGATTATCTTGTAGATACAAAGATTGGCGAGAGATTTAAAGAGAATAAAATAGTGGGTATTACTTAGTTTCAGCCCATTTCTTCATTTGTTCTATCAGTGGTAGTAATATCTTCTTTACTGCTTCATCAGGCACGATCTTATATTCATCAAAGAACTCTAGATTCTGCTCTAATACTGCTATCATATTGATCATCTTTTCAGTAGCTAGCATATAAGCAAAGGGTTCAATATTATCATTCATAATTTTAAGTTGTTTATTATTTGAATTTTAATTATATATCACAGTAATAAATCATAATGATTTATTTCATTCGGCGCAATAAAGAGATATCGCCAATCTCAAAGGAAAAGCATGAGTTTACCAGAAGAGACCCAAGTTCCTGAGGTGGTCGATCAGGCTGCAACAACCCATGATAAGAAGTCTCCGCAAGAAAGTTTTGCTGAGCTTCGCAAAGCCAAAGAAGACCTTGAACGTCAGCTATGGCAGTCTCAAAAAGAACGTGAGATGTATGAGAAACAATTGCAGATGCAAGCGCAAATGCAAGCTAAACAACATACACCTCAAGAAGAAGACTATGATTATAACCAATTAGGACAAGAGGAATTCGTAGAAGGAAAGAATCTTGTTAAAGCTTTTAATACGATGAATAAGAAAATGTCGGATTATGAGCGTAAACTAGTTGAAAAGGATCAAAAGCTTCAGATTTTAGAGACTGCACAAGAATTTGCTGATTTTAAAGATGTCGTCACGGCCGAGAATATTGAAAAATATATTAAATCGGACGAAGACAATCGTGAGGCTGTTGAAACTGCAAAAAATCCTTTGAGAAAAGTGTATAATCTCATTAAAAAGAGCGCTGCCTATCAAGCTGATAAAGCTTCACAGACAACGAAAAGTAAACCAATCTCACAGGAACAGCAAAGAGTTGATGAAAAGGAAGGCAAGCCAAAGCTAGGAAGCCTAGGTGTAAGATCCGAAGCAATATCAGCAGCGGCACAAGCTACTTCCAATTCAAAAATGACTAAAGAGCAGCGTAATGCTCTTTGGGCTGAGACAACAGCAGCAGCACGCAGATAGTCTTCGTCTTAACATGGAGTTAAGACATGAGCGGACCAACAACCACCAATATACTTCCGCCAGGCGTGCAACAGCAGCTTAGCATGAAGTTATTGGCTCGTCCTATGCCTGATTTGATTCATACTACAATGGGCTACCCAATAAGTATGGATCAACAAGCAGGTGATATTCTACGTAGACGTAGATATAAAAACCTACAGACAGCTCCAATACCTTTGGGTAATGGAATTGTAGATCCACCAGCGCAACAACTGACCGCCTTGGATATTGATGCGCGGATCGACTGGTATGGAACTTACCTAATACTACAAGAACAGGTAATGTTAATTAATGAAGACCCTAGAGAGAAAATGTTAATTGCTGCTTAAGTTGTTCACTTGCTCTTTAAACACACTTCGTGATATCATATTCAAGAACAATTAACTTGGAGTGGATCATGGAAGAGGAAATATTGATGAGTTATATAGCTGGATTAATGGATGGTGACGGTAGCTTTAGTCTTCAAAAACTAAAAAATGCTAGTCGATCTCCTTTATATTATCCAATTCTGCAATTCGGATTTCAAAAAGAACATATCATTAAATTGATTGTTGAGAAATTTGGTGGAACATATTTTACGATTGATCCCAAAAAAGATAAGAGATACAAGCAAACATTTTATCTTTGGAGATTAAGAAGTATTGAAAATGTTTCATCAGCTTTGCAAAAACTCAATAAATATTTGGTGTTAAAAAAAGAGAGAGCTGAATTTCTTTTAGATTTTTGTCTAAATTTCAAGTTTATTAGAGGATATTTAGTATCCGACGATGTGTTACTTGAAAGAGAGAAGCAGTATTTGAAAATGGCTGAATTTAATGATTGCAGGGTATTTGAAGGGATTCAATCTGCTAAAAGACCAGCAAAAAATACATTAGATCCTATTTTTTGGTCTTATGTAGCTGGGATTGTAGAATCGGACGGTTCCTTTTCAATAAAGAAACAGAAATATCCTTATGGGCAAAGGTACACACCAATTATCAGTATGGATATGGTTGATCCCAAAGCACTAGGATATATTTCTAAAAATTGTAATTATGGTCAGTTACAAGCTAATAAAGTTAAAGCTTGTTCAAATGGTATCTGTTTCAGATTGGCAATAGGTAAAAAATTGGAAGTGATTCCATTTATTGAAAATATTTTACCTTATCTAAAAGTTAAACATGAACAAGCAAAAACGCTTTTGGAGTTCTGTCAGAATTGGAAAAACACTAAATGTTGCATACATGGTGTACCACTTGAAGAAATGGCATTCCGTGAAGAATGTCACCAAAAGATTAAGCAGTTAAACAAATATGGGGTCTATAAATCTCCGGTGATTGACTTGGAAGCCTAAACTGAAAGGCATGGCGACAGGGCGCAAGCAGCGTAAGCGTGCAGCGTGAGAGACTAAGTCCAGAGACCCAGCAATGGGATGCGATAGTCCGGCCCAGACAACGAAAGGTCTGGAGAATGGCAGAAATGATCATTCCCACCGAGAGGTGAGTAACAAACGGTATTAAACAGTGCAGTGTCAGTGCTTGGCCAATCCTTGCGTGAAACCGAGGATCAACTCGCCCGTTCAATGATGGAAGGCTCAGCGCCACCTATTTTTTGTACGTCGGGAACAAATGGAGATAGCCCTAGTAATATAGCGCCTTTAGATGCGTCTAAAGCTGTTAGATTGCTCAGAACTGCTAACGCGCAATTTATCATGGACTTGATCCAAGGTGAAAACCGATTCGGTACAGCTCCGGTAAGAACATGCTATTTCGGTTTAGGTCATACTAATCTTAGTGCTGATCTTGACCAAATGGTTGGATTCAAGAACGTTGCCGACTATCCAAATCAAGATAATATCTTGATGGCGGAGTGGGGTAACATTCGTAACTTAAGATTCTTATTGTCATCAGTAGGAAGTATATCTGTAGGCGCATCAGCTCTTGGAGCAGATGTCTATAATATCTTCATACCAGGACAAGAATCTTATGACATGGTGGACTTGGACGGTTATTCCGCTCAATTCATCTATGCACCGCCAGAAATTGCATCTCCACGTTTGAGACTTTATCAAACAGCAGGATGGAAGATGGCGCAAGTGTTCAATACAACGAACACCTCTTGGATCATAAACCTACGCTGCACTCTTGCAGTGGCAATATAAGGAGGTAGAATATGAGTACGCAAATTTGTACTGGTTTAGTTACTAATGTAGCTTCTACTCCTTTATTTATTCCAATACATAACTATGTAAGTGAGTTTAGAATTAAAAACTTAACACGTAGTGGTGTAGCAGTAGGATCAGTAGCAGGTGCTTTGACTTCAACAAGAATCGTTGAAGCATTTTGGTGCGATTACATGAATCAAGGTACAGCTCAAATTATTGAGAATGGTACTGTATCAGGTATTCTAGCGCCAATGAACAATGGATATGCGGTAATTAATGGTATTACTTACTTTAATGCGGCAAATCCACCTGTTAATCCTGTTATTGCAGGAGCTTCTTTTACAACAGGAACGGTAGCAATAACCAATCCTGCTACTGCAACTTTAAACACAACTGTATTCACAACAAGCGCGCCTCATGGTTTTGCTGTTGGTGATATAGTTAGGATTTATAACTTGCCAAGCGCGCCTCAATTCGGCGGTCTTTTAATGACTGTTATTGCTGTGGGTTCAACCACAACGTTCACAACATTATTAGATAGTGTTGGTGCAACAACTTCAACTTTCTCGGTTATTAAAGTCGGGTCGTCATATTTACCTCCTAGAGCTTTATATTATCCTGAAATTAGAGTTATTGCAGCTATCACTAACACAAATCCTATGTTGATCACTCTTTTAGTGGCACAAAGGTATGATGTTGGCGATGTTGTAACATTTGATATTCCATCAATTTTTGGTATTCCTCAATTATCACCTATCTACTCAGGTCTTCCTGTTGAAGCCACTGTTGTAGCTGTGAATAATGCTGTAGGCGTTCAATCATTGACTGTGAATATCAATAGCACAAATTTTGGTGTGTTTGGTGGAACTAATGGCTGGGTGGCATCAACTGCTTATCCATATACTTTCCCATTCCTTATCCCTCGTGGAGAAGGTAATACCAATAATTTAGCTGCATATAGTGTTCTTCCTAGTCCTTTAGCTTATGGAAACCAAGATGTGCTTAGTTTTGCTCGTCAAAACCAAGCCGTTAATGGAATCATAGTAGGTGCTGGAGATGGGACGAATTCTGCAACAACAGGTGGTATTGTAGGTACTACAGTAGATGTATGGGAATGGAGAGCTTTGACGTCGACACAACAGTATCCTCAGATTTAGGAAATAGATAGCTTTATATATCTTATATATTGCTAATAATATCCGTATATCATATACTCCCTTAAAAAAGGAGTATATGATGAAAATTTGTACAAAGTGTAAAATAAGCAAAAATTTAGAAGAATTTACATTTCATAAACGAAATAAAGATGGATATGGATGTTGGTGTAAATTATGTATGAATGCACATTGCAGATTAAGAAATAAAAACGATCCTTTAAAAAAAGATAATGAAAGAACTAGAATTCGTTATAGAATTAAAAAAGGAATTCCTCTGGATATACCCATTGGAGAAGTTGTTAAAATTGGAATTGGTAAAGGATATAAAAATAAACATGGATATATTTCTTTATGTAGAAAAAAACATTTTGCATCAAGAAAAGATGGAAGAGTATTTGAGCATATTTTAGTAATGGCAGAACATTTAGGGCGTCGTTTAAAAATAGATGAAACTGTTCATCATAAAAATGGAATTCGTGATGATAATAGATTAGAAAATCTAGAGTTGTGGAAAAAAGGACAACCACCGGGATCACGACTTGAAGATAAAATTACATGGGCTAAATCTTTATTAGAAGAATACGGTTATGAAGTGATAAAAAGAGTGTGAAATATGCCAAGACAAAAAAAAATTAAAACTATAATGTCTAAAGAAAAACCAGAGGTAATCATGTTAGATAAAGTTTCTGAACAAATCACTAATCCATCTGAAATTACATTCGAAGAAGTGATAAATATTAGTGATGCAAAAGCATTATCTCCTGAAATGAGTGAAGTAGAAAGATTACGTATTGAAATCGCAGAGATGAAGAGAGAGAAAGAGCTTACAGAAATTGATAAACTTCGCCTTGAAGTTGAAACAATGAAGAAGCAATTAGAACAGAAGAATGGCTCGCCTAAGTTTATTACTTCTAGAGAAATTGATGAAGAGGAATTGCTTATTGTTAAGAAGCAATTGACCACTCAATCAAGAAATTCGGCAGGTCAAGAGATTATAGCTAAACAAAAAGCCCATGATAATGAGATGGTTACAGGGAAGTTTATCAATAGAAGAGCACCAGGAAAGATGGAGAAATTGACTTATTTAAAACATGCTGATGATCCTGTTGGTTGGAAAGAATTCTATGATGGTCAAGTTTATACTATCAAGCGTGGTTTTGCCGATCAAATCAATGGCGGTGATGATAATAATCCATGCTATTATACACCTCAATTTGTTCAGAAGTCAGGGGAATTAGTTCCTTCAGATAAAATTGGTGAAAATAGTCAAGTTTCTGAAGTTTTAACACATAATAAGAAGTTCGCCTTTGTGCCTTTGAGCTATTGAGGTAATATGTCAGTCACTCTCTATCCGGGTTATAGCCAACAAATCGTGACTGAGAATATGACATGGCAAATTATATCAACAATTACCCAAACAAATCCTATGATCATTACAACAATTAACAATCATGGTTATGTGTTAGGAATGATTATAGGCTTCTTGATACCTTCTATATTCGGAATGCAGCAATTGAATTCTATCACTGGACAAGTCACACAATTAACACCGACAACTTTAACAATTAACATTGATGCTTCTAATTTTACTCCTTTTGCTTACCCTTCTCCTTTACCTAATGCTTACACTCCTCCTACTACTTTCCCCGTAGCATCAGGTTCTTATTTACAGCCTCAGCCATTGCCTTTTGGAAATCAGGATAGTTTTGAAGGAGTAATATTTAATCAAGGATTAACGTCATGAGTTTTACTCAATTAGTCTCTTTAACTCAGATGCAGAATACTACACGTAGGATGACAGCGCGTTATTCTGAGGCGCAGATGTCAACAACTCAGATTAATTATTATCTAAATCTCTTTATGACTTTGCAATTCCCATTGCATTTTAAGAATCTAAAGCTAACAAAACCTTATGTATTTACCACAGTTCCTAACGTAGATACTTATGACTTTGTTTATCAGCAAGGATTGCCGAATCCAATACCTACTATTATAAGTAAAATTACTGCATCGATAGGAAATAGTGGTGCTTCTCCTTGGTCTTTTAACATATATTCTACCTATGTTCCTGCTGTAGTTCCTCCTATTGGTGCTTTAATTGTTCCTGGAAGTGTTATAATTACTATTGCTACAGGAACGCCTATTGTTTTAACAGATCAAGGTAATGGGTTAATGACAAGTCCTATAGTAGGTAATAGCGCTACTATTAATTATAATAATGGAAATATTGTAGTAACACATACAGCGGGAGCGGGTATTGCTTCAACAGCATCTTTTGCTTATTCTACGCCTAATAATTTTAACCCTCCCGGTAATATTCAGATTACACCACCTGCTTATTGCCAAGGATATTTACTTAGATATTATCATGATAAGACAATATTTTATAATCGATGGCCTAAACTTAGTGTTAATCAACAAATTAATATAGGGACAGGAAAGGTAACTACTTACACAGGAGTTATTCCTCCATTTCCTTTCTTAAGGGCACAACTTGATATTAACGGAAATGTTACAGAAGCGGCTGTGATTATTTCTACTTTTGATAATACAGGTTTTAATTATTCAATATCGGATATTCCTCAACCTAATAATAATATTGGTAATTTGGTTGATAAAGAAGGGAATGTTGTTGGAACAGTGAATTACTTAACCGGTGCTTATTCTTTTGCTCCTTTTGTTGGAGTAATTCCGGCAGGTGATATTATTTATGCTAGTGTAGTGCCTTATCAATCATCAAGACCGACAGATGTATTATTCTATAACCAACAGATTACTTTCCGTCCATGTCCGCAACAAGTGTATCAAGTAGAGTTTCAGATAAGTCAGCAACCAACACAGTTGATTGCTAATAATCAAGCACCTGAGCTTGATGAATGGTATTTATTTATTTGTTCAGGGGCAGGAATGCTTATATATGCTGATTTTCCTGATCCTGAAGGTGAGGCTGCATTAAAGAATGTATTTCAGGAACAATTACAATTAGCTCAGAGGCGCACATTAAGACAGATGGGTAGTCAGAGAGCTAGTACTATCTTTAGTCAGCCAGGAAGGCCTTTAGCAGGCTATTTCTACGGATCTGAATACTCAGGAGGTATTAGCTCATGAGTTTTAATAGCGCAATACCACTTATTACAGACCCATTACTTCAATCAGCTAATCAAATTAAAGCTAACTTTCAGGCGATCAATGCTGCATTTGGTGATAATCATGTAAGTCTAGCAGCTGATGCATCAACTTTAGGAAAGCATAACCTTCTATCATTCCGTCCTCAGATTGCTGATCCTGCAACTTCTTCAACACAGACAGCGTTATATAATAAGCTTGTAAGTGCTATTCCTGAATTATTCTTTAGGCATAATAATAGCCAAACTCCGATACAACTCACATATCCATCTATTAAAGCTGATAATACCCTTACTCAGTATAGCTTTATAGCCGGGCCGTTTATTGTCTATGGAGGATTTATTAAAGCCCCTACTAATGGGCAAGTTGTAACTTTATCACCTGGAACACAATTGATATTTGTAGACTTAATAGTAGCTAGCTCAACAACTGTTAATCATATCGATGAAGCAGCGGCAACAGCTATCGCAGGTACATCATTTACAATAAAATACGCTCCTTTTGCAACAGGAAGCTTAGATATCTATTATCTAGCTATTGGCCTCTAAACATGTGGAATCCAAATGTACCTGAACTTCCAAGCGATCCACTAGCAACAAGCCAACCTGAAATCTTAAGTAATTTTGCAACTTTATTTAATGCTTTTCTTGTTAATCATATTTCTTTAGCAGTAGGTGCGGGAGCTGGTAATCATTCTATTGTAGAATTAGTGCAACAAGGAGCTGCATTTCAAACAGTTTTAAATGAAATATCTGCATATACTAAAAACGCTCCTGATCAAACAGATCAGTTATTCTTAAGATATCAAGGTAATGGGCAAGAATTTCAATATTCTAATTATCAAATTTATTCTGTTGCACCACAGAATGGACAAATACCATTCTTTACCTTCCTTCCCGGAAGGATATTAGTGTACTTTGGCAGCTTTACTCAATTGCCTAATAATACTTTATTTTTATATCCCGGCATTGCTAAGACTATCTTCGGCATATCATTTTGTCCCTCGGGGCCTATAGGTGCAGCACCGGTATATAAACCTAAAATTGATTTAAACCCCGGCAATAATGGTTTATTTTCTAGTATGCAAGTTACAAATGCTGTAGGCGTTAATCAAATTGCCCCACCATCTTTCTATATAATTCTGGCGAATATATGAGTTATAACCAAACGAAACCTGATCAAGGGCCAAGTCCAAAGTTAGATGTAGGAACAATACAAAATAACTTTTTACAATTTTCTAATTTCTTTAAAATAAATCATACTGCTCTTAATAAGATATTCCAAGGAGATCATGAAGCTGTAATACTTTCACAGCAAGGTGACCCTAGTGTAATCGGCAATGAAACTATTTTATTTTGTAAAAGTGCTAATTCAACAGCAGCAGGATTACAGCCTGAATTATTTATTAGTATACCTAAATTCTTACCTAATAATACCGATACTACTAATTCCCCTAACGTTCCAATTCAACTCACATATCCTACGGTAAATGTCGCAGGGCCTATATATCAAAGTTTTCTTCCCGGAATGACCGCTCCTAATGGAACCGGGGCTTATGTTGTTTATTTTGGCGTTGATTCAGGAAATACAGTAACTAATGTTAAAATAGTAGATACTATTACATTAATACCTACGCCGGGTAGAATATTAGTTGCTATAGCTGCTCCTAATACAGTAACAAGTATAGGAAATCCAACGCCTTTTGATGTGAAAACAAATATTATTGCCGCAAATCAATTTACTATAAATTCATTTGGAAATGCAAATGGCCCTCCAATACCTTATTCTTTCACCTGGATAGCGATATGCACTCCATAGGAAATGTATGACATCAAACTTTATGATTGGCCCTATCAAAGATGGATTACGCAAAGACATAAAGCCTTTTGCTACTCCGGAAGATTCCTTTGATAATCTATTAAATGCTTTTCAATTCCGTGGAAGAATTATTCGTAGAGAAGGGTATAGACTATTAGGACAACTTCAAGTTGTTTTTACAATTCCTGGAGGTACTGTTTTAGCAGGTGGTTCTATAAATCTATTAACAGCCTTTGGTCTTTCAACATCATATCGCATTATTCCTGGTACTATCAATATCACGGATGTCAACCAAGCACAAATTTACACAGACCCAAATAAAGATGGGATATTGATAGGTTCGTTAGGTGGAACAGGAACAATCAATTATATGACGGGTGCTTTAACTATTACAGGTGGAGCAGGAGATACAATAACAGGGACTTTTGGTTATGCTACCGGATTACCTGTCATGGGTCTTAAGACCAAAGAAGGCTTTGCTATTGGAGTTCAGGCATTTATAGGATTTGATACTATCAATGCTTATACATGGAATGGTACTAATTTTTTTTTATTGCCTTCTATTATGCCTGTAACATGGAGCGGTACAGATTCACAGTTCTTTTTTACAACAAATTACGCTGATGCTTTTTGGGTCACTAATTCAAAACCTGGATTAAATGGCTGGATAGTAACTTTATTTGCGGGAAGTGCAGGTGTAGGAAATACAGCAACCGTTAACGTAACAGCTCCGGGAAACACTGTTGCTGTTAATGACTTTGTCTATTTCCTTAACATTACAGGTGTACCGGCAGTAAATAATCTCATTTATGCAATTGTAACTGCAATTATTGTTCCTGGAACTTCCTTTACTGTAGAAGCTCAAAATGCTACTGCAACATTTATGTTCGCTAATGGAGTTCCTACTACGGGCATGGTATTAGATGCTTTTAAAACTGTGAGTGGTCAGGATGGAATAAGATATTATGGTATTCTTCAGAATGGTACAGGCTGGGCTAACTACAATCCCCCTCTTAATGGAACTGCTGCTTTAGCAGGAGCATTAATGATCTTTCCTTATCGTGGATATCTTGTATTTCTTAATACAACAGAAGGCAATGATCAAGGTACAAATAACTTTGGAAATAGAGCTAGGTGGACGCAAATTGGTACTCCTTATTATTCTTTTCCTGTTCCACAGAATCCAAATCTTCAAGGAATTGATTTTAACGCAGCAAGGGACGATTTGTTTGGTAGAGGTGGAGCTAATGATGCCCCAACATCAGAAGTCATTGTAGGCGCTGAATTTATAAGAGATATTCTTATTGTTTACTTTGAACGTTCAACATGGCGTCTTAGATTTGTTAACAATGCTCAGAATCCATTCATTTGGGAGAGAATTAATGTTGAGTTAGGAGCTGATTGTACTTTTAGTACCATAGTTTTTGATAAAGGCCTTATGGCTATAGGAAATAGAGGTATAGTCATAAGTGACGGTAATGATACATCACGTTTTGATGAGAAGATACCGGATCAATTCTTTAACATAAGACAAGCAAATCAGGGGCTTCAAAGAGTGTATGGTATCCGTACTTTTAAAACTAAACTCAATTATTGGACATTTGGCAGATCAACAAACCCAAATGGCACTTTCCCTGATCAAGTGCTAGTTTTTAACTATGATACTAAAAATTGGGCTTTATTTGATGATTCCTTTACTTGCTTTGGATATCAATATGAATCTACTCCGGGAAAAACATGGGGAGATCTTCCAGATGCTTGGTCTTCATATACAAATATATCCTGGGATAGTGGTGTTTCAGAATCAAACTCAGAGGAAATTGTAGCAGGAAATCAACAGGGATATGTTTTTGAATTAGAAACTAATGGTATGAAGAATGATCCTTCGTTATCTATCGCCAATATTACCGCAGGAGCCGCAGGATCCCCTGCTACTTTTACTAGTACTAATCATAATCTATTTGATCAGATGTGGGTAACATTAACAGGAGTTACAGGATCAACTTCTGATGATGGGGTTTCATTAAATGGAAGAAACTTTAAAGTTGTTGATTCAACACTTAATGCCAACACCTTCACTTTACAGGAATTTAAACCTATAAATGGCGGTAATGCCGTAGGAACTTCTTATGCTTATACCATTGGATACAATAATATCTTAGCAGGATCAGCACAGATTGATATAGGCGCTTTATCATTTAAAGATCCTCGAGCTAATGGAATTTTAGTTGAAGCTAATTTATTAGGAACAGGAACTATTAATTATTCAACAGGTGCTATTAGCCTTTCCTTTACACCTGCCATTCTCTCAACAACTGTTTACATCCGTGTTGTCTCATTAGACACATTACAAGGACTTTCTCTTGTTAATATAACTGGTACTTATACTGGTGGTGGTCAGATTGCTAGAATTAGTGGGATTGATATACAAACTAAATTCTTCAATTTCCTAGGTCAAGATCAGAGAGCAAGACTTAGTAAAATAGACTTTTACATGGACAGTACGACATCAGGACAATTCACAACAAATATTTTTATGGATTCAAGTAATGAACCTGGAAACACACCTTTATCAGATAATCTTTTATCAAATATTGTTTTAACAAGCGTTAATCCATATCAATTTGGGCAAGGAGATGAAACTATTTTTAGACTTTACGCCGATGTTGTTGCTCAAACTATTCAAGCTCAAATAACTTTTTCAGATCAGCAAATGGCTGTCAATGCTATTAATCAATCGGACATACAATTGCTTTCTATGATTTTTGGCTTAAGGAAGGGAGGAAGACTGGTTTAATGACTTCTACGCCTAATCCAAATGAACTCTTTACCCCATTCTTACCAACTACTTATAATATCCCCGAAGATTACGAACGTCTTCAAATATTCTTAGACGATAATCTTAGTGATATAAGCAATGTTGTAAATGATAAAATGATAGGAGCATTTACCCAAGATGTCGAAAATTTCTCGGGAGCTAAATTTTCTTATGATACTCCTAAAAAAATTCGAAACGGTTATCAATCAATAGTTAGAATTACAAGTTTTATTCCTCAAACAATTCCACTTTTAATTAAAAATATTAATTCTCAATTCGTTATGTCTCTTGTGTATGGAACTGCTAATCTTCCTTGCACTAAAGTAGGCGCAAATGATGGAATATATTTTAGTTTTTTCTCTCAAGGAGACGCAAGAATTCAATTTACAGTTTCCGACACACAAATAATAATTACTACTAATGGAACAACTGCATCATATCAAGGCTTTATCATTTTGAATTATGTGAGAGATGGGATCTAATTTATCCATTTCATTTTCATATTGTTTTATAAATTCTTTATAAAATTTAATTTTATCTATTACTCTCTGACCTGGGGGATGATTGGAACTCCATAATTCTAAGTTTTCTATTCTATTGTCATCTTTAATTCCATTTTTATGATGTACTGTTTCTTTTTCAGCTAATGGTCTTCCTAAATGTTTACTCATAACATAAACATGCTCATATATTCTTCCATCTTTCCAGGAATTTTCAATAATATCTTTATATACAATTTTGTATCCTTTACTACATAAATAACCTTGAGTATTTCTTGATTGTACTGGAATATCAATAGGTGTTCCATTAATTACTCTTTGTCGCATTCTATTTCTATATCTCGTTTTATTTAATTTTTCAGGATTTTTTTTATAAAAATCTTTTATATAACATGATCGACACATTCCATGATTTTCATGAAATGATGCTTTTCTGAAATCTTTATTACATTTTATACATTGTAAAATTATTTTTGATCCCATGCATTTTTGTGAACAAAAGTTTTTATAATTCCTATTTATGTCACTTGGAGATTTAAAATGTTTTTTACCACAAAAAGAACATTCAATTTCAATTTTCGTTGAATTCTTTTGTTTGTAATTCTTATGACATAAAGGAGTACAAAAATGAGTTTTACTTCTTAAAATACGATGTGGTTTTTTTTGAAAAGTAATATTACAATTATTACAAATGACTTTCATAACACCTCTTATGTTATCTCTGTGAAATGATATGTCAGACGTCAGAGTAACGCTCTTCGGGTGCCCCCTAGACATATTAATAAACATTATATCGTAAAAAATGATTAAATGGTAACGTAAAGAAAAAATGATGAGGTTATATGGATCCTGCTACTATTTCAGCTATACTGTCAGCTATAGGGCCTTTGCTATCAGCTTTTACAGGAAATAAAGGCAAGATGGGATCTACATTTAATAAGAATCAATTGGGTGGTATTGATGATATTCTTCAATCTATTAAAGGAATGAAGGGTGGCGCCCAAGATATTACTCAAAATCAAAATTACACCCAAGGCCAGGATTGGCTGCATAGCCTATTTAATGATCAAGATTTCTTCAAGAACATGGAAGCTCCGATGCAAAGAAACTTCGAAGAAAATACGATTCCAGAATTAGCAAATCGCTTTGGAGCCCAAGGAAGTGGCGGATCACTCGGATCGACAGCCTTCCGTAATCAATTAGGTCGTGAAGGAAGCAATTTACAGACTAACATGGCAGCAATGAGAGGCGGAATGCAGCAACAAGGCGTTAATCAATCTATGCAGTACGCTCAACAGCCTTTCTCTAACCTAATGAATTTATATCAACAAGCTCTTACACCAACTCAAAACGTGTATCAGCAAGGAAGTTTCTAGAATGGTTTCTATTTTACCTCCTAATAGATCTAGATGGCAATCTATTGGTGATGCAATGACAAACTTGGGAAGAAACACTCCTCAATTGCTTGAGAATAGATATCAACGTCAGCAGGGTTTAAGCGCAATAGACCAATTACAAAAAGCATTAACGGAAGCTAATGGGGATATAAGCAAAATGCTTCCTGCAATTGCTAAAGCATATACTCTTAATCCTAATCTTGAAAGATCAGGATTGGCAGAGCAATTTCTTAAACAAGGAAAAGCTAAAAGATCTCAAGATGTTCAATTACCTGGTGAGCAACCTGGGCAAGCAACACAAGGACAACAGCTTCCTAATTTCTTAAATCAACAACAACATCAGCAACAAGGACAATTCTTTCCTTCTAATGTTGGATCTCAACAAGCACCTGGTAATCTTCCTCAACCTGCTACTGCTGGACAAATAGAACCTCTTTTAACTCCTACTCAAAAGATTCCTGAAGCTAAAAGATTAGCAAAACAATTAACAGATGCCGGCATACCGACAACACCACAAGAGGCAATGACACAGGTTAATGCAAATGAACAAGATAAAAAACAACATAATCAAACTGTAGAAAACGAAAGAAAACAAAGAGTTAGTTCACAAAAAGAATATGGTCAAAGAGCAGTAGAAGAATTGAAGAAAGTTCATCCTAATACTACACCTGAACAGGAAACCATATTTCAGAAGAAAGGTGAAGAAGAAGCAGCTAAGGGAAAAAGTGAAGCTGAAATCAATAGATTCTTAGCTGTAGAAGCTAAAAAGTTTAAAAATTCATTGGTCAATGTTGATAAAGCAATGTCGGCACCAAGACTTCAAAATATGATAGGACGTGCATTAAATGGCACTTATAAAGATTTAGAACAATCTGGAGCGGATTTAAGATCTCATCTTAAGCCTATTCTTGATTTAGGTCTTTATGACACTGCTAGAAAATTACTTACTGATAAAGGCTATTATCCTGAAGAAAGAGATG